CTGTTGTCAGTAGTCAGGTCTTCGAGTGCCTTGTCTTGCTCTTCGCTGATGTCTTCGTGTTTCCACTGCTGCTGACGCACAACGTCAACGGCCATCATCAAGCGGGTCACGCGGCGCAGGGCATGGGTGACTTCAATCTCGGCTTGCTTGGCCTCTTTCCACATCTCTTGGTGGCGTTTGAGAGTGGATTGATAGGCGTCGTCTTGATCGAGGTAAGCGTTGAAGGCTTGGAAATCGGACATGGTTTTGTGGGGCGAGGTGTTCCGCCTCTCAGCGGTATGCCAAAGGTAGAGCACCCATGGCATACATGTCAACCCTTCCGTTTCGGCTTTGCCTTTTTTCTCTGTGCCTTCGGCTTCCTTGGCCCCCGTTTCTTCAGTGCTGCCAGCGTTTCTAAGTAGCCGGGGGGCTCAGGCACGCCCCCCTTCTTCAAGATCTCAAACCAGTTCATGCGGCCTGCAGGCGTTCAAGCATTCGCGCCTTGACCCCAAACTCAGCCTTTGGCCTGCCGGTGCCGCGCTCCGTTGGCTTGTAACACCATTCATCGTCAGGGACAGAAACCTCAGCAGTGGCCCAAACGTGGTTGCAGGTCTTGCACTGCCTGCGGCGGCTGATGGCTTCTTGGCTTGTATGCCGTGACTCCAGAACGCAAATCCAAGACGTTCCGCACTTTGGGCATTTCATAGATCGATCACCAGGATGGCAACGTGACTGAGTACCGGCCCCAGGCTTCCTCCCAATAAGTCCAGGCGCTCTCCGCATCTGTGTTCAGGATGCGGGTTTCGCCGGGTCCACAGACCACGGTCACCAAGTCGGTCACCAAGAGCGATGGGTGGAGAGACGCCAGCATTGACTGATAGGCAGCCAACTGCGCGTCTGCTGGCTTTCGGGCCGCTAATGCTCTTTTACTTGACACGCTCTTCAGATCGCCAAGTATCACCCGATTGTCTTCACCAGATGTAGGGGAGACCCTGAGCAGAAAGTCAAACGAGCCCGCGCAGTTCTTCTGTTTGTCATAGACCGCGTATTCCGTCGCCAGCACCTCGACGCCTTTGAAAATGGGGTGATCCAGCAGCGGGTCGATCCAGTCCGCCCAGCAATCGTCATAGATCACCCCGTGGCCGTTTTGGAGCTTCATAGATCCCAGATATTGGTCCAGGGCCTTGTGGCAGGCGTTGCCCCTGGCCTCCCACCCGTCGGGGCCGCCCTTGGTCCGCTCGATCGCCTCGCGTTTGCTCGGGGACATGTCGAAGCTGAGAACCTGCGTCACGCTGTGCGGCACCCATAGACCGTCCTTCCTGTATCTGTGCGGGCCAGGGAAGAACTCAAGGCCGGGGACTGGTTCGAGCATCAAGGGGTTGACGTGTTGCGACATCGTGCCACTGTTGTCATACAACGTCCACCCGTTGAATGCCTTCTGTCTCACTACGTCTCACAGATGCTCAGGTCTCATGGCTAGACGCCCAGACCAAGCAATTCAGGAACCGCTCTGATGTCATGCGGGATCTCATCGACTCACAGATGGGAAACCTTGACAGCCCCGGTACGCTGATAAAACCGAGCCTTGAAGGGGAGAAGGTTTTATCTCTAAAGACTCCTATAACTAAAGAGTCTCCTATATCTAATAACACCCTTTCTGGGGGTTCCAAGGGGGAAGAGAAAAAGGACCTCTACGAAAAAAAGACCCTCGGGGATGACCTCATCCCCAACGACCTCCTCGACTGTGACCAACTCCTCCGTGAGTTCTGGTCTGTAAAAAAGGGCGTCCGATCCGAGCGCGTGTTTCATCGCGTGATTAACAAGCTCAGAGAGTGGACCCCCGCCGTTCGCAGATCTGCCCTAGAGGCTGCCGCCAATGCTGGGTGGCCTGACGTCTACGAACCCCGCCAGCTCGGCGGCCGCCAACAACAGCAGGCCACCGACTGGGACGCCCTCGAAAAATCACTCCCGAAGTTCTGATGCAGCTAAAGACCTACCAGCTGGGACTTCGCGCAGCCGCGAACGTCACCCCCTACGCCAAACGGATCAGCGACGAAGAGATCGCATTTCTCTACATGTCCACCCCGTCGAAGATCAAGGACGCCGTGTCGGATGAGGCATGGGTCTATGCGGTGAGCCAATACCGCATGGACCCGAACCCATCAAAAGAGATGCCACTCGATCAGCAGCTGTTGTCCTACGTCTTCCGACAACGTGACGGCCGGCCCGCCTTCGACTGGGGCCTCAAGGAAGACCTGCCCGCACGGATGGCCGCGTCGGATCAGTTCCACGATCACCCCAGCCTGCAGCCGTCCAACGTGCCGGAGCTGCCCCCGTCAACTGGTGGCGTTCTCTCGGGGGCGTTCGATGTTTGATGACAAGACACTCCGGCAACTTTTGCAACGCGGTATCGACAACGGCTGGTGGACCATCGACCATCTGGACCGACCAAGTCCCGGCCTTGAACTCCTCAGGCGCGAGGCCATTCGCCACCCTGACCCCACGATCCGCGCCGCCTTGTCCGAAGGCATGAAGCCACATCGGAACATGCTGCGCGAACTTGGCCCACCGGAACGACCCGAAGCCAAACCCTCCCCCCGCGATTTCACCGAACCCCCGACCCTTCGTTTCTGATGACCAAGCTCTCCCGCATCGAGTTCAACGCCACCCCTGAAGAGCGCAAGCGCCTGGACATCGAGGCCGCTGCCCATGGCATGAGCCGACAGGAACTGATCCGCGAGCGCGTTCTAATGCGGACACCCGACACCCCGAAGTTCCGCACCGATAAGGGCGCGATTGATCGGGCCGTCGAAGCTGTCACCCGTCAACATGTCGGACTGCCCAGGCACGCCTTAGAGCCGATTGTCTGTACTGTCTTGTGCTCTCTTGTGGCAGACAGTGAAAGAGGTGGCATACCTGATTGACACGAGGTGATGGCATGCCATATATTGAGGGAGTTAAGGGGAGACCCGCAACACCTCAACCATGAAAACCATCACCTTCCTCTCCATCGCTGCCGCCGCTGTCGTCGGTGCGATGACCTCCGTTGATCTGGTTAAGAAGGGCGACCACAACGCCGCCGCCCTCTTCGCTGGTTTCACCGCCTTTGCTGCAGCGTCCAGCGTCTGCACCATCGGTTCAATCATCGACGAGGCTTGACCAATGACCCTTCAGTCATTCGAGCCCGGCCAAATCGTCTACGAGGAGCAGAGCCACAACCTCACGGATGTTTCTTTTCACCTCGTCGTTCGCACTTCAGCGCACAGCGTTTGGCTCCGGCCAATCGGCAAAACCGAAACAGAGCTAGGCAACGGTCAAGGCTCTGTTTTGCCTGACACCCAACGCCAGGCCCCCGACCGTTCGATCTTTCGGATGAAAATCCAAAAGGACAGCGACGGGAGCCAGTGCGCTTTTGACCGCTTCCGCGTTTATCGGATCTTCGATGGCGTGGCCAAATATGTGAACCACTGGGACTGATCCATGACGCTTGTCCGCTTCAACAGTCACCGCGCCCGTGAAACCGCAAAGGCCATCCATCCGCTGGGCCCCTGTTTTTATTCTTGGGGCACTCGCGCGACGGGCGGATTCTTTCGGTTCCCTGATTCCGTCATCTCTCGGATCTTGGAAATCAAGGGGGCCAGCAAGGCCAGCCAGCGCTACGAATATCAAGAGTGCTGGCACTGACCGGTTGGCATACTGTCCACGGCCTTGGCCGTTGGCATGCCATCGGGTTATATTTAGTTCATCGGGAGGCGGAGACGTCCCCGGTTCACCTCTTTACCTCAAAGCAATGCTCTCAACCGCTGCTTACCTCTCCGACGTCGAGATCTCCTACGGCGTCGATTCCGACATCCCCCAGGCCATGCAAGGCATGGACCCCTGGACCGTCACCCTGATCACTGAGCACGGTTCCGAATCCTTCCCCTACTTCATGGGCAAGGGTCACAACGGAGCCGAGCCCGAAGTCCCCGACGTGATCTGCTCCCTGGTCTCCGATGCTTCCTATCTGGAGTGCGAGCCCGACCAGGTCACCTACGAGACCGGCAAGGCCATCGAGGCTAACAATGCCAAGCTGGCCCACCTTTTCGGCAGCTACTGGGAAACCCTCAGACGCATGGACGAAGACGAAATCCGCGAAGTCTTCTGAGCCCTCCGGGGCTCTTTTTTTTTGGCCAGGGGTTGTGCCCTTCCCTATGGTATGCCATACTATGAGCAACGGGGGGAGACCTCCACATTCACCTCATCTGATCCATGGCCCGCTTCAGCCCACGATCTGCAACCGTCATCGCCGGCATTTTCGCCGTCCTCGACTCCGGCGCTTTTATTGACCGCGCCTTCATCGTGAACCGTTTCATCGAGGGCGGCTTTGCTGCCCACCTCGCAAAGCGCAATGCCGACAGGCTCATCGCTGCAAACACCGACATCCAGCACCCCTCGCGCTGGTCCATCTGGGGAACCGGCGACCGCCTCACTTACAGCAAAGCCTGAACCCTTCGGGGTTCTTTTTTTGGCCAGGGGTTGTGCTTCTGCCCATGGCATGCCATAATTCATTCAACGGGGGACGACCCCACAACACCTCAACTCAAATGAACCGCACCGAAGCCTTCATCCTCATCCGCAACAACGTCCGCAGCATCAAGGACAGCAAGCAACGTGAGTTCCTCCATGACGTCGTGATGAACGACGGCACTCTCCACGAGGTCTGGTCTTCTGATCTTGTCGAGTTTGCTCAGCAGTTCGCCTGAGCCCTTCGGGGCTCTTTCCCTTTCGATTTACCGCGCCTCACCCCATGGACTTCCACACCTACACCCTCAACCTCTACGAACAGCAGCCCGCCTTCTGGGCTGACGAACTCCCACAAGAGCCTCCCTCCTACCTCTGCGAGGCACGCCGCCGCACCTTCCTCGACCGCCTCCTAAACCGCCCCGGCGAGCTGGTCTGGGATGAGTGGGTCGAAACCATCGACCAATGGCACGCCCTCGAACGTGAAGCCCTGCAAGATGGCCTCACCCTCACCACTGACTCCAGGCCCTCCACATAACCCCACGCCGGGGAGCCTGACGCCCGTGATCCCCATCTCAGGGCTGAGAGTTATACAAAACCCGCCTGAGCTGCGCGGGAAAGACAAGGGCGGTAGAGGTGCCGTATCGATCCCCCGGCGTTCAAACTTCACACCACCGACCCATGGACCAACACCTCAAAACACAGGATCATCTGAACAACCTCCGCGCCTTTGAAAGCTATGAGCGCCGACTCCGTGATGCCTACCAGCGAGCCACAACCCCCGAACGCCCGCCTGCGGAATCAAGAGGACGGAACCGTTCGCATCTCCGTGGGTGAATACGTCGGCACGGTGTCGAGTCATCATCTGGTCGATGTGAAGATCAATCAGTTGAATGACTACTGGCGCAAGATGCACGCCCCACGGAATCAGGCTGGCTAACCTCTAGCCGTCGCCTGTAACATTCGGGCATGGGAAAGAAGAGCACCAATGCAGAAATGACCTCGCGAGTTCGTGAGGTTTATGGGCTTCTTGTTAAGTCCTATTCCCGCTTTGAGATCCTTCAACATGCGGCGGAAAAGTGGGACGTTAGTGATCGAACGGCAGACATCTACATACAACGCGCACGCGAGTTAATACAGCAGGACTCGGACATCGAACGGCCTCAATGGTTGGCCGCCGCCATTGCCCGCCTTGTCAAATATGAGCAGAAGGCCGGCCGCGAGGACAATCTGCAAACTGCCATAAAGGCCCTGGAGACCCAGGCCAAGTTGCTCCGCTTTGACCTCTGATGGTCTCGCTCCTGCACGGGCTGACCGAATCGGAGCCGCTTCTAGCCTTCGCCTCCCCACCTGATCAGCAGGAGGCGGCCGACATCCTCGAACGCATCCGCGCCGATCTGCACCCCGGCCAGCTGGCCTTTGTGGACGACCAGGACACCGAGATCCTCGGGCTGTGCGCCGGCTATGGCAGCGGCAAGACCCACGCCCTGGCCGCCAAGACTTGCGCCCTGGCCCTGGCCAACCAAGGCCACACCGGCTGCGTGATGGAGCCCACTGGGCCCCTTGTTCGGGACATCTGGCTCAATGACTTTGAGGCGTTCCTGGAGCGCTATGAGATCCCCTACACCTTCCGCGCCTCGCCACTGCCTGAGGTGATCCTGCACCTACCCGGAGGTGACACCAAGATCCTGTGCCGGTCCCTTGAGTCCTGGACAAGAATCATTGGACTTAACCTGAGCTTCTGCCTGGCCGATGAGATGGACACGGTCCCGCCCGCCGTGGCCGCAAAGGCATTTCCCAAGATCCTCGGCCGCCTTCGCGCCGGCAACGTCCGGCAGTTCGCCGCAGCATCCACCCCTGAGGGTTTCCGCTGGATGTGGAACACGTTCGGCACTGAGGAGGCAAAGGAGCGCAAGGACCGCAGGCTCATTAAGATGCGCTCGGCAGACAATCCACATCTGCCCCCAGACTTCATTTCCCGGCTGGAAGCGTCTTACGACCCCAGCCTTCTCGCCGCGTATCTTCAAGGCGAGTTCACCAACTTGACCACCGGCCAGGTCTACGACCGGTTCGACCGCAACAAACACATCTGTCGAGATCTTCCAGATGTAAGCGACGAACCCATCCGCGCCGGCATTGACTTCAACATCGGGAATATGAGCGCCGTTATTGGCGTCCGTCTGGGCAACTCTTTACTGCTGATTGATGAGATCAGCGGCGCCCATGACACCGACGCCCTGGCACAAGAAATACGCAGACGATTTCCCGACCGTCGCATCCTGGCCTACCCGGACGCATCAGGAGCGGCACGATCTACGAATTCCAGCCGCACCGATGTCGCGATCCTTGAGTCCTATGGGTTCAGCAATCAGTCGCCGAAATCGAATCCTCCCGTCCGTGATCGGGTGGCTTCTGTTCAAGCTTTGCTGGAGAACGGGAAGGGCGAGGTCAGGCTGCAGGTAGCCGCGCACTGCAAACGCACGATCGAGTGCCTGGAGCTGCAGAGCTATACGGAGCAAGGCGAGCCGGACAAAGACGCCGGCTATGACCACATGAACGACGCGCTGGGTTATCTCGTTTACAGAGAGTTTTCGATCTTGCATGCCCGCGCTGGTCGAGGCACAGGAATCAGGCTTTACTAAGCTGTGGCTATTAAGTAGGGCGGGCCGTGTATTCATCGTTTGCAGGTGGTCGCCAGCGTGCATCAAGCGTTGCGATTGTTAGTGACCCCAATAACGCTTACGTGAACATGGAGCCCCACTGGGAGCTTCTAGAAGCGATTAGTTTGGGAACATTCGGCATCAGGAAAAAGCACCGCAAATACCTACCGCAAGAACCAAGAGAACTAGACGAGAGCTACGACGCCCGTCTGATGCGTTCAACCTTGCCGCCTTACTTCTCAAGGCTGGAAAGATTGCTCGCCGGCATGTTGACGCGCAAGCCAATTCGGCTGCAAGACGTGAGCGATACGGTCACCGAACAGCTGTTTGATGTTGACCTGCTGGGAAACAATCTGGACGTGTTTCTGTATGAAGCCGCCCGCAAAATGATTCGCTACGGCCATGTCGGCGTGCTGGTGGATGCACCGGCTGCGGGTGAAAACGGCCGGCCGTACTGGAGCATTTATTCTCCGCCGGATGTGCTCGGGTGGCGGTCCGAAATCATCGACGGGCAGCAGAAGCTCACCCAGCTGCGACTGTTCGAGAAGGTTGTGCAGCCTGAGGGCGACTACGGCGAGAAGCTGGTGGAGCAGGTGCGCGTGTTGACCCCTGGCGCATTTGAGATCCACCAGAAGGACAAGAAGGGGGACTACCGCGTGGTGGAGGAAGGGACGACCAGTCTCGATGTCATCCCGTTTGCGGTGGCCTATGCCAACCGGACGGGCATCCTCGAATCACGCCCGCCGCTGGCTGACATTGCCGAGCTGAACCTGAAGGCGTATCAGGTGCAGTCGGATCTCGATAATCAGCTGCACATCAGCGCTGTCCCCATGCTCGCGGTCTATGGCTTCCCGCAATCTGCGGAGGAGATCAGCGCAGGGCCTGGAGAAGCGATGGCCCTCCCCCAAGATGCGAAGGCGGAGTACATCGAGCCCCAGGGTCGGAGCTTCGATGCTCAGTTCCGCCGGCTGGATCAAATCGCCAGCCAGATCAACGAGCTGGGTCTGGCCGCGATTTTGGGCCAGAAGCTGTCAGCCGAAACGGCGGCATCCAAACGGATCGACCGCAGTCAGGGCGACAGCACCATGCAGGTTGTGGCTCAGCAGATGCAGGACCTAATTGATAACTGCCTGCAGTATCACGCGGACTATCTGCAGATTCCTGAGGCCGGCAGCTCCTTTGTCAATCGTGACTTCATGGCGGCACGTCTGGAGCCTGATGAGATTCAGGCACTGCTGCAGCTCTACACGGCGGGCACTATCACGCAGTCCACGCTGTTGGAGCAGTTGGAGGCTGGCGAGGTGCTGGGCGACGACTTCGACGTGGAGGAGGAGTTGGAAGGCACGCAGAACGGCGGCATGATTGAGATGGACCAGCCAGAACCTGAGGCGCGGGAGACCATGCCGGAGGAATCAGCTGAGCCGGAAGATCAAGACGCTATGCCCGACTGATGAGCTGGATCGACAAGCTACGCAGGAAGCGGTCGGACGATGAGCACAAACAGCTCCTGTTTTTCTCAACGGGCGACCTGATCAACGAAAATTACGCCGTTGTGCGTACAACGTGGTACGAGAAGGGACAAGTGATTGCAGTGACCGAAACTTGTATTCATTCGTACGACGAAGCAATGCGGGCAGAAATGCGGGACATCATCAAATGCGCGTTGCAGGCTGGCGCTGATGTTTCGTTGATTTGTGTCGAGACTCCTGACGAGTTGGGCTTGAAACCGGCATGAATGAACTAGCCGAACTGTTCCGAAATGCGATTGAACTCAATCGTTACAGCAACAGCGTTTCCCGCCGGATTATTGAGTCATATAACGATCGGGTGCTGGACGCTATTGATGAGCTGGCTGCTGCTGATGGCTTGTCGGGAGCTGATCAGGCTGAAAAGCTCCAAGCGATTCTCCAAGAACTAAAGATCGAGTTGCAGGCGTGGGGTGCGTTTAGCACCGCGCTGATGATCGATGAGATGCAGGAGCTGGCTGTGGTTCAGGCTCGCTTTAGTGAGCAGGAGCTGGGCAGGGTTGTTCCTGAGGGTGAGGATGAGCCGGTGCGGCGTGTGCCGATCTTGGCGGGCTTTGCTGCTGCTGTTGTGTTGTCTGACCCCACGGCTCGTGGCGTTGTGGCATTAAGCGACAACCTTGAAGAGCGTGTGGCTGGGCGCCAAGTGGGTCAGCTGGCAGCCGGCGGTGCTGTGCGGCTACCCAATGGCGAAGTGGTGGATAAAGCGTTCCGGCGGATTGCGACACGGCAGGCGGAGTTATTTGGCTTGACGGTGCGAAACGGGTTGTTAAGTGGCGAGACGATCCGGCAGATCTCATTACGTCTGCGCGGCAGTTTGCGCAAGGATCAGCGCGGCTCGATTGATCGCATCATTCAGGCCGGCGGGCAGATGACATCCGGGGCCAACAATCAGATGCGGGCGATTGTTCGCACCACGGTGACGCAGATAGCGGTGGAGGTGGATCGGTTTGTGGCGCTTGCGAATCCATTGATCACCAACCGGTATCGCTACACGGCGGTGTTGGATTCACGCACGTCTGCCCGTTGCCGATCACTGGACGGCAAGATTTACGAGTGGGGTAAAGGGCCATTGCCGCCGCAACACTTCAACTGTCGTTCACGGACGCGGAGCATTTGGCGCGGTGAGACCGGGCGCGAAAGTGACATCCGCCAGGACTACGGCGAATGGCTAAATGAACAAGACGAGGCCACGAAGTTGGATGTTCTTGGCCCAGGTCGTTTGAAGTTTTGGGATCGTCTTGTGAATCGGTTCGGACCGGATGAGGCAATTCGTAAGTTTGTGGCCAGGGACGGGACAGAGCTAACTTTGGAACAGTTAAACCGCCGTTACCCCAATGGCTCTTCCAGCTAAGTATCAGTTCAAGGCGTCAGGCGCTGCGGCGAAGCCGAAAGCGACGGCCAAGAAAAAGTCCGCTAAAAAGGAAACGCAAAAGGAGGGGGGTTGAAATGGCGTCCAAAACCAGCAACGCCATGAAACGCTGCGCCGGATACATGAAGGCCGTACGCAGAGGCAAAAAGAAAAAAACTGCTAGTAAGAAGAAAAAGTAGCCGTTAGGCTGCCTGTAACTGCGGTTGCGTCATGCCCAAAGGACCCGGCACGTACGGCTCAAAAGTGGGCCGTCCCCCCAAGAAAAAGAAGAAGGGGAGCAAAAAGAAGTAATGGCTAAGCGGAACGTCCCCACGAATCCCAGCCTTTACGCCACAGTCAAGGCTGCGGCAAAGCGCAAATTTGCCGTGTACCCCAGCGCGTATGCGAATGCGTGGCTTGTGCGTGAGTACAAGAAGCGGGGCGGTAAGTACAAGACCGAATCAGGAGGCACCCGTGGCCGCAAAAAGAAAAAAGCCTAGGGGCGGCCTGGGTCGTTGGTTCTCTGAAAAGTGGGTTGACGTAAAAACTGGCAAGCCATGCGGAAGGCAGAAAGGTGAGAAGCGGGATGGCTACCCCGCTTGTCGCCCTTCTAAGCGTGTGTCTTCAAAAACTCCCAAAACGACTGGCGAAATGTCGCCGTCGGAAAAAGCCAAATTCAAGAGGGAGAAGAAGGGACCAGCCAAGATCAAGTATCAGCACAAGAGGCGTAAGAAAAAGAAATGAGCATCACTTACAGGGGCGAGACCTTCAGCGATTACAACAAGCCCAAGCGGACTCCTGATCATCCAAAGAACAGCCATGTGGTCTTAGCCAAAGAAGGCAAAAAGATCAGAATGATTCGTTTTGGCGCTCAAGGGGCAAAAACCAAGCCGCCACGGAAAGGCGAATCACAGGCCGACAAAGACAAGCGCAAGTCTTTTAAGGCTCGTCATGCAAAAAACATTGCAAGAGGCAGGATGAGCCCAGCGTGGTGGGCAAACGAAACTAAATGGAGCTGATAGGCTTAGGCAGCAATTAACCTTACGGGTTATTCATGTCTGAAGAGCAGAATCAGGAGATTACGTCTCCCGCAGCTCCAAACAATGCCGAGCTGGATGCACTCAAAAACAGCATCCAAGCGTTGGAGAAAAAGAATTATGAGTTGATTGGCAAACTCAAAGAAGCCAAAACCGTCCCCGACGGTGTTG